CCCCCGCCACTCGCGTTTCCTATAGGGGGATGTCGCTCAAAATTTTTATACTTCCCACCCGCACTTCACCGTGCTACCACACCGCATACATTACAGGAGAGCCACCTTGGACAGACGCGAAATACTCGCCGCTGCGAAAGCCACCACCACCGCTCGCGGCAAGAACTACGGCAATGTGTATGAAAACCACAAACGCATCGCGGACCTATGGGCCGTCATTCTCAAGCGCCCCATCGCGCCGCACGAGGTCGCCATGTGCATGATCGCGCTGAAGATCGCCCGCCTCGTTGAGACGCCCAATCACGCCGATAGCCAGATCGACATTGCGGGCTATGCCGCAATTCTGCCGGAATGTTTCCGCGATGAATGACAAGCCGCTCACCACGCGTGAAGCACGCGCCGCGCTGGCAAGCAACGACGCCGACCGCCGCGAAGCCGTTGTGCAGGAGTTGGAGGCGATAGCGTCTGGCGAGATCACCGATACGTTGACTTGGGACGAACTGGGCCGGGTACAGCTTACGGCGTCGGACAAGTTACCGGCCCGCGCCCGCCGCGCCATCAAGAAGGTGAAGGTCACGCCGACCGAGCATGGCAATCAGATTGAGGTCGAGATGCACGACAAGCTGGCGGCACTGCGTCTGCTTGCCAAGCATCGCGGCTTATTAGAACCGAACAGCGACGGCCATCGCCCCAGCATGATCGGCATTAACGTGACGGGACCGAAAACGACGACATACGAAGTAGAGGACGCCGATGATGAAGTTGAGAAAGAGAAATAAACTTGTTTGTGGCGTCGGCGTTAATGACGCGGATTATGTAACGCAGCCGAGGGACAAAAACGGAAAGCAGCGGACGTGTCCGTTTTACAAGGCTTGGTGCAGTATGCTTCAACGCGCCTACTCTCCGAAATTTCACGCCTTCTGTCCAACCTACATTGGCGTAACAGTGTGCGAGGAGTGGCACTCATTCATGGCTTTTCGCGCTTGGGTGCAGACCCAAGATTGGGAAGGCAAACAGTTGGACAAGGACATCCTGCATCCGGGGAACAAGGTGTATTCGCCAGAGAATTGCATTTTTGTTACGCCCCAGATCAACAATCTATTGATTGACGGAGCCGCCGCCAGAGGCGCTTACCCTATTGGGGTGAGTTGGAATAAGCGCGACAAAAAATTTCAGGCGAAGTTAAACATAAACGGCAAGTTAAAACACCTCGGCCTTTTCACCGACCCACACGAGGCGCACCTTGCGTGGCGCAAGGCGAAGTACGATTACGTTCGCGCCCACGCAAAGCAGCAAACCGATCTAAGATTGTCTCGGGCACTATACCTAAACGCCGACATGATCCTGTCTGGCGAACACCCAATGTTGCAGAAGGAGAACTCACATGGCGAAGAAGTCCAAGGAAGCGGCACGATGGGAGCCGCAAAAGAAAGCGCATCGTCGTCACAAGCGTCGTCCGCTAAACCATCAAAAGAAACTTGGTCCCAAATCTGTATGGCGGTGTAGGTGATGGACTACGCGACAGAACTTAGATTCGACCAGCGCGATGCAGCGAAGGTGTCGCCGGATTGTCCGTATTGCCGAGGAACCTGCGTCGTCGTTGTGCGTGGCATATCGACGGCGGAGGCCGTTGACGCTTGTGCGTGGTGCGCGTGGGTGCAGAGAGGTGACAGTGCGTAACATTGATGGTTATTTTAACAAGCGTGTCCACGAGAAGAACCCGCGCCCAAAGTCAACGCTGCGCCGCGAGATCGAGGTTCTGACAAAACAATTCCTCGACGACGGCGGTAAGATCACGTTATGTGACAACAGCCGTCATTATGACAACGAGCAAGACTGGCGATGGGGGCGCGGGGGCAAGAGACAGGAGGTGAAAAAATGAGGGAATTTTTTTCTGTGCTAATCATGGCCGGTGCGGTCTTTGCGGCGGTATATATTGCCATGCCAGATACCGTGAACCTGATTTCTCGCGGTGATGTTGTGATCGACCAGCGAGGCGGTGGTATGCGGGGCTGCAAATGAGCGATGAGTTCAATTTTGTTGGCGCCGCAGCCGAGCATTTCGTGGCTCACGATCTGTGGCGCCGACAGATTGAATGTTCGCTCACCTCGCAGAACATGGAGTTCGACCTGATTGCCTTTACCCCGCAGACGGTCAGGATACAGGTCAAGGCCAACTCGCGCTTGCTGAATAAGCTGTCTGGCGAGCCAGCCTATGCCAAGCGGTATGACCGCTACCGTTTCGATTGTTCACGCACACGCAAGGGCTACGAGAACATAGATGTGTTCGCCTTTGTGGCGCTGGATAAATTGCAAATCATGTATGTTCCCTTTACGGGGCAAAGGTATTATACGTTTAAGGCGGAGGACTTTGATTCTCCGATGCTTGCTGAAATAAGCTGGTTTTATTGCATGGAGCGATTGTATGGCGAGAGCGCAGAGAGCGACTGATCGCTCGCCGCGTCGTCGTCGCACCCGTGACGAAAACGCGCTTACCGGGCTTAATCTGGATTTTTCTGAAAGTCCGACGGTATGGAAATTTCTAAACGACGACAGCTTTGTTCGTGGGCTGATGGGGCCGGTTGGTTCTGGCAAAACCTATGCTTGCTTGGCAGAGGTCATGCTGCGTGCTGTGAAGCAGCCGCCCTCACCGATAGATGGCATCAGGTATTCCAGATTTGCAGTAATCCGAAATTCCTACCCGGAGTTGCGGACGACGACTTTGAAAACGTGGCAGGAGATATTCCCGGAGAATGTCTGGGGGTCGATGCGGTGGTCGCCGCCGATCACGCATCACATAAAGCTGCCGCCCCGTGATGGCGCGCCGGGGCTTGATTGCGAAGTTATCTTTCTCGCCCTAGATCAGCCGCGTGATGTGCGAAAGCTGCTGTCGCTGGAATTGACTGGCGGGTTCATTGACGAGGCGCGTGAATTGCCGAAGGCCGTTGTCGATGGCCTGACTTCGCGTGTTGGTCGTTACCCGACCAAGCAGAACGGCGGCTGTCCTTGGCGTGGCGTCTGGATGTCCACGAACCCAATGGACTCGGATCACTGGTGGCCTAACCTTGCGGAGAAGAATCCCATTCGTGGCCGCTATCCGTGGAAGTTCTACAAGCAGCCCGGTGGCGTTCGTGAAGGCACGAAAGAACACGACGACGCGATTTTCGCGGCTGGCAAGCATTGGATCATGAACGATGCCGCCGAGAACCTGAATAATCTACCGCCCGGTTATTACGAGCAGCAGCTTGCCGGTAAGACGATTGACTGGATTCAGTGTTATGCCGGGGCGCAGTACGTCTATGTGCAGGACGGTAAGCCTGTGTGGCCGGAGTTCTCCGACAGCCTGATGTCCTATGACGTTGAGATCGAGGTCGGTATGCCCGTTCATGTGGGGTTGGACTTTGGTTTGACGCCAGCCGCCGTGTTTGGGCAGAAGATGCCCAACGGTCGCTGGCACGTTGTCCACGAACTTGTGGCGTTTGATATGGGGTTGGAGCGGTTCGCCCATCATCTGATGGCGGACATCCAGACCAAGTTCCCGAAGTCCGAGGTTTTTATCTGGGGCGACCCGGCGGGTGGCAAGCGCGATGAAATCTTTGAGGTGACGGCGTTTGACCATTTGCGGACTTTGGGCCTACGCGCCCAGCCCACGGCGTCCAACGACTTCATGGTGCGCCGCGAGGCCGGTGCCATGCCGATGAACCGCCTGATCGACGGCAAGCCGGGGCTGCTGGTTTCGCGTGACTGCAATCGCACCCGCAAGTCGCTGGCCGGTGGCTACCACTTCAAGCGCGTTGCGATGGGTGGTGGGCATGAGCGGTTCCGCGATATGCCGAACAAGAACGAACACTCGCACGTTGGCGATGCCTACGGGTATTTGATGTTGGGCGGTGGCGAGCATCGCATCCTGACGCGCAACCCCAACGGCAAGGCTCAATACAAGCAGACCGTCGCCGCGACAGACTTCGACATCTTTGCGTAAAAAAACGCCGCCCCCGAAGGAGCGGCGCAAGTAACAGGGAGAAAACACGAAGTAGAGACTGCTGAGAAGGTCATATGTCTCGTTCTTGATGGTATCCGCGAATGGACGCAAAAGCAATATCCGATAATCAGCGCAGCGCGATTATCCCCTTTTTCTGGGGTCACGCTCTTTCGCTGGAACTGCGTGACTTTGAGAAAGATTATTTCGTCCATGTGCCGGACTACATGGATCGTCTCAGGATGTACGCGACGAATGGATCGGCCCTGACGGCTCTGGTCGATGGCGTTCCGACAGTTTGTTGGGGCGAAATACCGCTTTGGAATGGCGTGTCGGAGTTCTGGATGCTTGGAAGTCATCGTTTGAATGACGCACCGCTATCGGTCAGCCGTGGTGCGATGCGGTATTTCAATCGCATCGCCGTCGAAAAGAAGTTACATCGACTACAAATTACGGTAGATATGCGGAACGATGTTGCTTTGAAGTGGGCTAAGTGGTTAAAATTCAGACCAGAGGGCGTATTGCGCCGATATGGGCCTGATGGGTCCGACCACATGATGTTTGCGAGGACACCAGAATGAGTGGACTTTTTGGCAGCGCCAAGGCGCCAGCGCCCGATCCAGAAATTGCAGCCGCGCAGAAGCGGCAGGAAGAACGCCTTGAGGCGGAAGAAGCGCAGAAGAAGCGCGAGATCGCCTCTCGTCGCCGCGCTCGCCTTGTCGGCGGTCAGCGTATGCTTTTGTCGTCTGAGCGCGAGGACGCGCAGATGGGCGTCCAGTC